GTTTCGGGCTCACGTATCAAAAGATGGGCCACCTACTCACTCCACGGTTTATTGATCAACTCGACAACTGCAAAGACGATGCAGCACGGCGCCTGCTGCTGGGGATGTCGAGGAAGAAGGGCTAGGGCTTCTTTTCGCCGGCATTCCACTGGCGGGATTTGCATTTGGCGCAGTGAGTTGGCAGGTTTTCAGCCACAATGATCCATTCATGGCCGCATTGATCGCAGTGGGCTAGTTTGCTCTGGACGAAGCTCACGCGGCTCCCAAGTCAAAATGCTTGGAGTAGTCGTGGCGATCGAGCGCCTCAAGGCTAGGGAGAACGGTACCGCATTTGTCGCACGCGATCCTCTTGTGTTGGCCGCACGTGTGGTAGAAATACGGACCCATCTGCCGCGATCCAATCGTAGGGCGACTTACTTCTTTCCAGCGGGCTAGCTTGCCGCACGCCATATGCGCGCATACCACCTTGCGGGAAGGCTTGATTTGGCTAATCATTGGTGTTTCCTCCATGTCGTTAACAATATCAACCTATGTTGACAATGGCAACGATAATCGAGGGATATTCAGTACGTAAGTAATGAGATCGTGCAAGATTGCTCTTTTAAGGTAAAGTGACCTCATGCCGGCCGGAAGACCAAGCATCTACAGCCAAGCAATTGCGGACGAAATCTGTGATCGGCTTGCCGCTGGCGAATCTCTGAGAGCCATCTGCCGTGATGATTGTATGCCTGACGAGAAAGCCGTTAGAGTGTGGGCTTTAGAGAATCGTGAAGGGTTTTATCCGCATTACGCCCGCGCACGAGAGATTCAGGCTGAACGAATGGCCGAAGAGTTGCTGGAGATTGCGGATGATGGGCTCAATGATTTCAAAGAGATAGACGGCAGACAGGTAGTTGACCAAGAGAACATTAACCGCTCACGGCTGCGTGTCGACACTAGGAAGTGGATCCTGAGCAAGGTTCTGCCGAAAGTCTATGGCGACAGAACAGTCCTTGCCGGCGACAAAGATGCGCCACTTGGCGTGCAGCTGATTCATTCCATACCTCAGCCAGATCGCGGCGAAGAATAGTTACACTTGTCACAGTCACATCTGTTACACTTGTGACATGTCCGGTGCATTGAATCTGCGCAATCTTCCCGATGGCTTGCTGTTCGAGCTAAAGATGGCGGCCACTAAATCTGGTGTCACCCTAAAGCAGTTCTGCCAGGATGCTCTGTTCCGATCGATCCATGCTCCTCAAGTCGAACAGGCTATTCGTCCATCTAGACCAGTGCCGGAGTTCGATGAGGTTCTCGGGGCTGCCGAATGAATCTTTGGGATGAATACTGGAAGTCCGAGCGCACACTACCAACGGCCGTGAATGGTGGTGCTGGTTCAAGGGAATCATGCTTGGTGCCGCCATCATGATGTTCATTATTCGCCACTTCCTTCACGGCCGTTGGTAGTATGCTGTCTTCGCGGAGGCTCTGAATGGATCCTGAGTGTGACAAGGCGGTAGGCGACTTGCTGGCCCTGGAGACAGAGTATTTCTGGAAGCGCGCCGAGATTGACGATAAGTACTGGAAGTTACGGTTTCCGAAGACGGTTGAGGCTATGAGGCGTGCTGATGGCCCAATGAGGATGTCCCTGCAGTACAAGGAGATTGAATGCCCAACTACAACGCAGGACTGACAACCAGATCGATGTGGCGTGGTGCAGGTGGAGTGATGGCGGATTCAACCCTGGTAACGCCGTTTACCACCAATGCGTACCTGATCGGTCCGGACGCTTCAAGTTCAAACCCAGCGATTACCGTGAACAACGCCAGCTCTGAGTCGGTGGTGGTGCAGGCTTCCGCGGTGGATGCTGATGCTCAATACGCCACCTTGTCCACGGTCACCGCTGGGACTTCGGCGCTGATTCCTATTCCCGAAGGTCTGTACTTTCGGCTATCCATGGCTGCTGCGCCGAGCGCCAACGTCACGGTGACTCGCGCTTCATAAATGCCATCTACCCAGCCGCAGATCATTCTCGGAGATGACGGTGTTGGGCGCTGGCTGCGAGTCAACTTTAACGACCGCTACGCTCCATATCCCAAGCAATCGCAATATCACAACAGCCTGAAACCCTATCGATTCCTCGGTGGAGCGGCCGGCCCAGGCAAGACTGCCTGCGGCATTGTGGACCAGATGATGCGCTGCAATAAGTTTGGAGCCATCAACGGTCCTCATGTGCACACCCTGATGCTGCGCAGGACCACTCCTAAGCTGGAATCCACACTTATTACACGGTTTAGGGAGCTGATTCCACGGGAGTTGTACTCACGGTTCAAGCAGTCACCTGGACAATATGAGGTGATCTGGAAGAACGGCTCCAGCACGCGGTTTGGGTCGATGCAGTATGACGAGAATGCCTGGGATTACCAAGGCCAGTGGCTGGACATCTTCTACGACGAACTGTGCGAGTTCACCTTCAACCAGTGGAATGCTACAGGCGCCTGGAATCGCTGCCCGGTATCGAAACATGCCACAAAAGGCGGAGCCGGCAACCCAATCGGCATTGGCGCACCGTGGGTAAGACGGCTGTTTGTCGATCATTCACCCTGCGAGGAGATGGATGACGCCCAGCGCAAGCTATACGATCCACGGGATTACGACTACTTTCCCTGCACGTACCTGGATAACCCGATCTACGCTAATGATCCCACGTTCCAGAAGAACCTGATGGCCTATCCAGCGCCGATTCGGGATGCGCTGATGAATGGCTCATGGGATGTGGTGGGTGGGTACTTCGAAGGCGCTTTCGACCAGGCTGAGAACGTGTGTACCGAGCTCGAAGCAACGCCGAAACCATGGCATAGACGGTGGATTTCGGGTGATTGGGGGTTTACCCATTTCTCGGCCATTTACTGGCATTTCATGGATGATTATGGGGTATTGCGGACGTATAAAGAGGTGTTGGTACAGAAGCACGACCCGGACATGCTGGCCGAGATGATCGTGAAGGAGAGTTTAGATGGCAACGGAAAAATGCCCCGATATGAAGCGTTCCCCTTTAGTCACGATGCATTCGCCAGCAACAATACGCGTACCTTTGGGGCTGACGCCAATAGCATCGCCGGTCATATGGGTCGAATACTTACCGATTCCGGGCTTCCATCGCCCTTCAAAACCGGAGGACCCGGAACCAAGCTCTCCCGAGAGCAGCATATGTACAACGCGCTCAGGCGCAAGATCCCCTGCGGGGCGAATAGCGAAGGGCTTCCACGGTTCCGCAAGAACTGGGTGATCTCAGAAACTTGCACCAAGCTGATTGAATGCCTGGGAACCGCACCACGGGACGAGAAGAAGCCTGAGGAAATCGCTACGTTTCTTGGAGATGATCCTTTACAGGGAGCAGGGTATGGTGTCTATCATATTTTCGGTGATCCCCGAGACAAGCCCCTATCGGTAGTGAAGCAGGAACTGTGGCAGAAACAGCCAGAGCGGTCGGTACATTCCAAGGTGATGCAGCAGATGGCTTACGGCGCAGCACACTCAAAGAAGCTGGGAAGGTCTAAATGGGCACGTTGAAGACCTGGTGGAACATGCTGTTAAGTCTGCTGCCTATCGTTCAGGAACGCGACTATTTGCGGCTCGAGTTCCAGCGGCTCTCTCAGCAGAGGGACCAACTCCGCGACCAGATGGCAGATAAAGAGTTGCAGATGCAGCGGCTTCGGGTATTGTTGGAGGCAGAACGCTCGAATAAGCCCCACGAGCCAAGAACAGTAAAGCCCAGGACTGCGGCCGAATTGCGGCGCATGGTAGAGCACCAGAACGCGGAAGAGATGGAACAACAGGAGGCAGTCTGATGGCATTCGATAAGGCGATGGCGATGATGGGCGGCAAGTCCAAGCCGCAAGTTGGTGGAACGATGAAGGGCGAAGAGAAGCCGGACGAAAAGGGTGAAGGTGGCGACCCAATGAGCCTGCATTCTCACGGTGATGGGACATACCACACCGAGCCGGGCGGCGAAGAGCATCCTACGCTCGGCCATGCCCTGATGCATATGGCGCACAGCCAAGAGCCAGATTCAAAGCACATGCACATCTCTCACGATGGCCTGTCGATGAAGAGCCACGGGATGAATGAGTCCGGAGAGCACGATGGACCGCATGAGCATGATGATGTCGAAGGCGTGAAGGACCACGTGGATTCAATGATGGGCAACAGTGAAGACGGCGACGATGAGGACTGGGACGGCAAAGAAGAGCCGCAGATGTCCAACGGGATTCATGGTTGACCCCAAGTACTTTCAGGTGATCCAGGCTGCGCTAGAGCACGAGCCCCAAGTCCACGCCATTAGTGGGCAGAAGGTGATCCCGGTATATACCGTTGAAGGCGAGCCAGATAAGATCATGCTTTTGGTCAAGAAGATGTGGGTAGTGGGAACGCCGATCGAAGAGATTCTTAGGGACATCAACCGTGGTTGATCCCAAGGCCAACGCAGAGTTTCAGAAGTCCAAGGCCATTGCTTTCACGGCCGGGCAGAGTGTATGGGTCCAAGGTGTTGAATTTAAGGTTGTTTCTGTAGCGAACGGGCAGCTTACGCTAGAGCCCATCAACGTCAAAATTTGAAATGAAAGAGGAAATATCATGGCTCTAAGCGCATTTGCAGGAATGTACAACGCAGTGGAGTTTGCCTACGGCTGGCCGGGTTCGAAGGCTGCCGCATTGCAGGTCACCCAGGGTTCGAACTCTACCGGTGCTTACACCATCGTGTGTGCGCCGGCACTGTTGCAGACTTCGGATGGGTTGAATATCCCCATTTCCACCAGCACGCCGATCCTGATCGGCTCGGATTCCGGCATTGAAACGGTCACTCCGACCGCGGTCTCGACTGACTATCTGGGCCGGCTGAACATCACGGCTACCTTCACCAATGCTCACAGCACCGGTGCGCAGGTTCGCTCTGGCGATGCTGGCTTGGGTGAGGCGCTGCTACTGGCATCGTCCAACGGTCGCGGAAACGTCATTCTGTCCGCAGCTTGGTCTAAGTCTGGCGGCACAAGTGCAATTCTGGCCGCAGCCACGATTCCGGCCGGAGTGACCGTCCAGGACAACCGCGGTACGGGTGCTGGTGGCAGTGGGATCCAGATTGCGACAGTTCCCTTGACGCTGGCGCAGTTGCAGGGCGCATTTACCACGCCGGTTGTTGTGGTTCCGGCTCCAGGCGCCACTTCGATGGTTGACGTCATCGATGCGGTGCTCAATCTCACCTTTGGTTCGGCTGCTTTTGCCGGTGGTGGCGCAGCTCAGTTGTCTTACGGGACCGGCGTCACAACTCCGGCATCCGCAACCTGGGCAGCGACGATGTTTACCACGTTTACAGTAAGTCAGATGGGCAAGGTGGCTGGCGCGATCGCTGCCTCTACCGCAACGACAGCTGTTGCCAACAAGGCAGTCAACTATACCAACGCAACCGCGGTCTTCACTGCAGGAACAGGTGGCTCTGGTCTGCTGTCGGTGTCGTATCGCATCATTAACGGGGTAGCCTAATCCCTGCCAAGTCTAAAGCGCAGCTAGGAGCGTGTCAGATATTCGATGACGCGCTCTGCTGCCTTGGGATCGTCTTTCCAGATGCCGAGGATGCTGTTGCAGCGATCGCACAGCAATCCTCGGACTCGCTTGGTTTTGTGGCAATGATCAACACAGAGTCTGTATGCAATCCGATAGCATATCGCGCACTTATTCCCTTGCGCGCTTTTCATTGCCTCGAACTGCTCAGGGCTTATGCCGTAACGCTTGCGGCGCGCATCACCGGGCCTGCGGTGCTTAATATATTGGTCGTACCAGCAGCGACGACAGCGCCACGCCCCAGATGGCATCAGATTTTCGGTCGTAAGACACATTCGACAATGACGTGCAGGTTTTCGTGGGCGGCTTGCTATATCGGCCTCGGATCGGCACTTTCCGCACGGTTGCCTTCGTTTGTTTTTAGTACAAGAACTCTTGTGAAAAGAGTCCAACTCTTTATCAACATTGCACTTACTGCAGATCATGGAGATATTATCCCATGCCTTTTGTAAGCAAGAAACAGGAAAGATGGGGTAATTCCCCAAGTGGGATTAAGGCGCTTGGATCTGGCGGCGTGAAGGAATGGGATCAGGCAAGTAAGGGTCTAAAGCTGCCTGAGAAGGTTGGGGCGTTGCGAAAGAAGATGCCGAAACGTTGATTGGGAGGAAGTATGGCCAATTGGATCGCGGGAGCAATCAAGAAACCGGGCTCATTCACAGCAGCAGCACGTAGGGCTGGCAAGAGCGTCCATAAGCTCGCGGAAGAGAAGAAGGGTGCTGGTGGCAAGATTGGTCGCCGGGCTCGACTGGCGTTAACCCTGGGAAAGATGAACAAATAATGCCCGGACTTGTTCCACGTGCCACACCGGAAGAACGCCTGCTTATGGTCTCGCGTCAACTCGACGCCATGCAGGAAGACGAGAACATTAACACGCTCGCCTGCCCTTACTGCGGTGGGATGACGTTCCGAGATCAGCCATTCTGCTGCCGCACTTTCCAGGATGCACTGGCTGCGCTGCTTGATGCCCGTGATAAGGTGAATCAAATCCAGCGTATGCGGGCGAATTGAATGAAGTGTCCATATTGCGGCGTGAGTCTCGTTGGTCTGAATGGCCACTTTTGGGAATGCTCTAAGGTCACACAGGAGATGCGTGACAAGTTTCTGGATTGCCCGAGTGTGATATTCCCGAGGCTCCGCTGCCATGGCCACTGAGACACTTGTCCAGGATCAGGACCAGACCGACCAGCCTTCCTTGAACGAGGAAGAGCATTCTGACGAAATCCCCGATACCGATGATCCGCCGACCTACGGCAAGAACAACCGCAAGCTCCCAAAACAGCTGAAAGACGCGCTCCATGCACTGGTGATGAAGTTGGAGAAACGAGACCTCTATGACAGGCGCATCGAAGTCCTCACGGATCGTCTCAACCGCTTCTACGACGACGGTGTACAGCACGTTTACCCCAATTTTGGAACCGGCGTTTACCAGGTGGGCGTATCCGGTGGCTACGTTGACATCGGTAACGGCGACCGTATGGAGTGCCCCGAGTACATGGGCGCCTACAACATATTTAGAGCCCGCCGGCGGTCCATTCATGCTGTCCTTACACAAAACCCGCCAGGGATTGACTTCATTTCAAACCAGCTTGGAAATCCCGAAGGGGAGCAGTCGGCTGAAATAGCGGAGGGCTACAGGCACTTCTTCGATCAGGCCAACGACACCAAGGGTATGCAGGAGTACATGTCCCTGATGATGTGCCACTCCGGCCGAGTGGTGGTGAGGACATATCAGACGCAGGATAGACAGCGCTGGGGCGTGAACGATAAGGGCGAACCGCGGACCATGGAGACGGCGAGAGTCTACGGCACGCTCGAGACTCGGGTTCCGGTAACTTGCCGTGACTTTGACAAGATGGTCTTCTGCTTCATATACGAGGATCCAGACGTCGTTCTGGCGAAATCGCAGAATCCCTGGATCAAGAAGCAGATTTCCGCAGGCGAAGCAGCTTTGGGTGAGTCGGACTGGGAACGCTTTGCCCGTTTGGGTGTACGTCAGGCTCGCAAAGACTATTACCTCACGGGACAGGCTCTTTCCTATCTGACCACCGAGATGCATGGCTGGTTCCGGCCCGCAGTCTTCGACGATGCCTGCTGCGATGACGTGTTCGTCGATGAGCAGCCGGACGATTTTGAGTTCGAGCCGGATACGGACCCCGAGACTGGCGAGCCGGGGAATACGGTCTCGATTTCCGGCGCCCTGAAGCAGTTGTTCCCCGAAGGCGTTCACGTCAAGTACATCGGCAAGATTTACTCCGAGTCATGGGCGGAGGCCATGGACGACGCCATAGATGTTGGCTTCCCGGACCAGCGCTTTGGCATGACCGGTGGGGCGCTGATGGAGCCCATGAAGGTGATTCAGGACGAGTACAACGACCTGATGAATGCCGAACGGGAGAATTACGAGAAAGGCTGGCCTGCCAAGTACTTCAAGGGCGATCAGGAAACCTTCGAAGCCATCGCGGACAATCGGTCTTCTCCGGCGCAGTTCCATCTGATCAAGTCCGACGGCACCCCGGGAACAGCATCGGACCAGATTTACCAGGAGCCGCACTTCGATATTCCGGAGTCCTTCACTCAGGCCAAAGAGGCGCTGCGTGGAACGATCTCGCAGGATGTCACCGGCGCTCTTCCCGCACTGGCTGGAGAAGCAGGCAAAGACGTAACGGCGACGCAGAACGTCAACGATCGGTCCCAGGCGATGGGCCAGCTGGGTCCGGCATGGGCAAATATTCAAAGACTTTGGGCTGGGATTTATACCAAGTCGGTTCTCCTGGCATCACGGAATCCTGACCACGGCGGCGAGATTGCCGTAGCCAAGCCGGATGGCGGCAAGGTCACGATTCAACTGAAGAAGATCAAGAAGGGCACATTCAAGGCCAAGCCGGATGTGGATTCGTCATTCCCTGATTCAACCGCGTCCAAGCGTGCCAACACTACGCAGCTGTTAACGATGGCAGCCAATACCCCGATGGGAGCAGCAATCTTTGAAGTGCCCGATAACTGGGAAGAGGTTGTGGAGCTCAACGGCAACCCCGATCTGACACTCATTCCTGCGATCGCATTCAAGAAGCAGATGCGGGAGCTCGAGTTGCTGCTGGAGCAGGCACCGGTCGACAACCAGCTTGCCGTCGACGCTTACAACCAACAGAACGCCACACTCACCATTCTCGCGCAAGTGCAGCAGCAGCCTCCACCGCCGTATAACCCTCCTCCGGCGCAGTTGCCCAGCATCATGCCGGAACCGCAGGACTTCCACAAATGGGAGTCAATGAAGTGCGCAGTGTACCTATCGAGCGAGGACTGCTGGCTGCGTCTGAATGTGGATTCCGGCGACCCTGACGAGATGGAAAAGGCCGCCAACGGTGTGGCGAATGTGCGGCTGCACATGGCGACGCACGACCAGATGCTTGCAGCACAGGGTGCGAGTGGTCCGGGTATGCCGCCGAATATCCCCCCACCGGTGATGCCGGGAGCGAAACCCCCGATTACGCCAGGAGCGCCTGCGGGAAACTTGGCTACACCGCCCGGCGCCCCCGGTGGAGCGACTTTGTAATGGAGAACCTTTATGGCAGATGAATCAGCAGTATTAGATGCCCCCGTGGAAGACGTAGTACAGGACTCGCTTGTTGATTCGAGCGCCGAAACTCCGGTCGAGGGCGCGGAGCCGATCGAAGGCGACCAGACTGCGGACCTAAGGGGTTCCAAACTCTGGCGTGACGTCAATACCAAGCTCACGGCCGGCGAGAAGCTGACCCCGAAGGAGATGGCTGCCATCCGCCGCAGCATCCATTTCGAGCACAACCAGCAGCAAAAGTATCCCAACGGCGTCCAAGAACTGGAATCGACTCGGGAAGCGATTCAGCCGCTACTCGAAGACGACACCATGCCGATCGGCGATGCGATCGAGCAGATTGCGCAGGAAAGGTCCTATTTCCGCGATCTGGACTCGCTGTTTACCGCTGGCAAGCCAGAATTTGTAGCCAAGATGGCCGATGCGAGTCCGGAAGCGTTTCTCGAACTGGCGCCGTCGGTGTTTCAGAAGTTTTCAGAGATGAACAACGAGGGATTTTCGTCCTACGTGACCGGATCCGTGCTCGGATTCATGAACCAGGCGCAGGTTCCCCTGCAATACGAGATCCTGCGGACATTTCTTCCCCAGTTGCCTGATTCCCCGGTGAAGGAACAGGTGGTTGCCGCGGTCAATGCGCTATATGGCAACTTCAACAAGCTGAACGCTCTGGCCCAAAAGCCCATCAACAAGCCGTTCACGACCAAGGCCGAAGACAAGCCTGAAGCAGGCGATACGGCCACGCTGCAGATGGAAAACAACGCCCTAAAGTGGGACCGTGAAGCTGATGGTGATGCACTGTCGTTCATCAGCAAGGAATCCGCCAAGCTGGCCGGGAAAACTGCTCTGAGCACTAAGGAAATGCAGTCCGTGAGGGCTAAGGTCTCGGAAGAACTCGACGCACGGCTGGGGATGAACAAGCAGTACGTCTCTGCGATGAAAGGCTACCTGACCAATGGAAACCGGACAGCGTACCTGCAGCGGCTGAAGTCGGAGCGGCTGAAGATTCTCCCCGGAGCGATCCGCAGGGCTGTAGCCGATGTCACTGACTCACGGCCGAAGGTACAAAAGACCAATAACGGAACGCAGCCGGTAAAGACGCAGAATCCGGTGACGACCAAGGTCAATGTAGCCGACCCGAACGCCTTTCGTCGCATCTCGGCGTACCCCAAGGGCATGATCGATCACAACCGCACCACGCAGAAGATGCTGATTGACGGGAAAGCGTATCTGAAGAACGAAGAGCGGCCTGTGACATGGGCCAGAGCGAAAACTAATTGACATTTCACCCAGTTACGAATAAATAATCAAAGCACAATCAGCATTTGGTCCGAGTTCGGAGCCTCGTTAAAGCCGTGCGACCTTCTCTGCTGAAGAAACGTTGTT